TCCTCTACAATACGCTCTAGTCTTCCCCAATCAAGCGTACTTTGGGAGGTTTGTATTTGCATGTTCAAAAAATGATGGCATTCTTGCTCTCTTGGTGTCAGAAAGTTCGGGTGCTTTACCTTCATACATTAACCGATCACTAGTATCGGTCCAAAATTTTCTGTCTAAATATTTGTCCTGAGTATTTCTACCTAGAGGTTCAAAGATCCAATTGACAGTGGCCTTCCTAAGTTTATCCAGAGAAGCAGAAGGGCGTAACCCCATATCATGACAAACAAGAGAATTACATCCAACGTGGATCTGTTCGTCTCGGCTGATATCTGCCGATACTGTACGTAAGCCAGCATCACCAGTAAACCTAAAGAAAGGGAGTAGAACAAAGAAGATTGCACGTTCAGCTACCAAGGCTTTAAGTATTTCATGGTCAGGATGAGCCATCCAAGCATCTCTTAATCGAAACGCTTCAGCTTCAGCCTTATCGTCAACGCCATGAGCGTTAGTTATATAACCAAGAGCAAGATCATGATTGATCTCATCCTTTACATTTGATTCGAGGAGATCCCTCGCAGATGAGGGAACCTCCTTTCCAAGTGTCTCAGTAATCCAGTCACCCACAGGTATTTCCATGTGGCGTACTGCGAGAGCACGGAAGATGGCCTCCTCTGCTCCCTCTTTAAATTTTCCAGCTGTTGTTTGTACTGGTGTCCATTTTCTTTTCCTTGTAAGGAGTTTATCATAAGGTGTAAGTTTCATTCTTGACAATCACATTGAGGGGGTTCGATAATCCCCTTCAAATAATCTTCGACATCTGATTCATCTAATGCTGCATACGCATCGCTCTTATCTTGGGTGTCTCCCATCACTTGAAGGCTGTAATATAAGGAGGTTTGAGGCGAAGCTAACCACTCTTCCACGAAGCTATCATTGTATTGTACAACATCGCTCCAGCTATTAAATGAATAGCCGTGAAGAAGTCCTGTATTGTTGAGCATTATCATTATGCCGTCTGCTACACGCTTGTAAGCGTCCCAGCCAACTTCCGAGGCGATCTCAACATCGCCATAGTCATAAGATGTTACCCCGAATGTACCAGAATCACGATCCACAGTGCGTCCGATTGGTGGTGCTATCTCTGGGCAAGAGGTGAAGCCATCTTTATCTTTAGTTTTATAGGAACAAGAAGCAGTAGGAGCGATAGCAAAAGCTCTCTCCATCTTATGATAACGAGCAACCTTAGCTGCACCTTCAATAGCTGCCTTCAATTCACTGGCAATAATACCAGCAGTCCCTTGACTTATATTATTAGTATTAACTTGATGAAGTGCTTCACCAAATTCTTTATATGTTACTTTGTATCTTCGTAAGAGGTTGGCGAGTCCGAGCATTCCCAGCCCGACTTGCCTATCGTTTTCTTGGAGCAGATACTCTCCAGTCCTTCCAACACCTGTGCGGCTATGGAGGTCGCACAACTCGGACATAGCTGAAGTGAAAGCCGTTTGTAAGCTGCTGAGTTCACAGGCACCGAGACTGATATGTTCGAGCAAGCACGTTCCACGTGAGCGCAAGTATACCTCAAGACAGACGTTCCCATAGATACGCTTCCCATTAGAGTCATGTTTAATTTTGTTTAACCATATGTCACCAGACTTGATGCCATATATTATTTGTTCCCGTGTGATCGGGTCAGTATTTTTCCATTTTTCATCATCAAGGTTGACACACCGCTTGATCCACGGGAGTTCATGTCTAGGAGTTGTAATGAACTCGATAAGATCAGGATGATCGATGTCCAAATGACACACAACCGCACCATTTTTGTAAATCCCCCCTCTTCTTAATGTTTCATTGAGGACTGAGTATATCTTTGCAAACGAGACTGGGCCGCTTGCAACAAGACCTTTGCCGTTCTCAGTTCCTTTGGGTCTAAGGTTGGATAAGTGGACTGCCACTCCCGCTCCAAAGCGGAGAGCATGTGACACAAAACGCCAAGATTTTTCAATTCCATCCTCTCCCTCCATGCTATCTTGTACAACAAACACTGTGCATGATACAGGTAAGCGGCCTTCTGGATTATCCATCCAGTTTTGGACTCTTCCAGTCCTAGCGATCAGACTATTCATTAAACTAAATCTTTTAAGTTAGGTAAATAATAATTTGGGCCTTTTAATACCTTCCCATCTTGTCGGTATATTGGTTTCCCATTTTCATCTAGCTTGCTCATATTACTTCTATGAACACGCTTGTAAGCTTCATCTAAATCCCATCCAAAACATGCTGCCATTTGATGACACACATAGACTAGATCAGTAAGCTCTTTTAATAAATGCTCTCTTGCTACAGGATGTTTAACATCCCATAACAATTCACGGACTGCTTCAAGAACCTCTCTGTGTTCTTCACTGATCAACCCTGTTTGCAAGTTGAGAGACCCACGATCCAGTGATCCTTCCAGATTGAAAGCTTTTCGGAACTCGTGTGCGCTCTTTGAGTAAGTGCTCTTTCTCATTAATTAAATAGTGGATAGCTTTTTCTAAATCTTTAATAGGATCATCCTTGTGACCAGCACGGCATACATATTTGATAGCATTACCGAGGTGGTAGTTGAGTTGCTGATCTCTAATAAAATCCCACACTTCTATGGAACCCCGTTTATAATACTGGGGTCCATAGGATTGGTTCGTTTCGGTCATAATCAAAGTCAGTATGTTGTAGGATCTTAGCTAACCGTGCATTGAGTAGAGCGTCATCGTCTGATAACCCTCGCTCTTTAAATGCTTGACAAATAGCACCCCATTTATTATCAGGGTTTTTATTTAACAATTCAGTAGCACGTTTAACTCCAATTCCAGGACAGCCCCCGTAACCATCAGTAGGGTCACCAGAAATTGCCTGAATTAGATGCCAATCATCTCCATCTTCTTTTGTAATCTCTTCAACGTCATCCGTTAGATTCCATAGATTCCCAGGAATTTGACGCATATCTTTATCTGGACTGACGATTATGTTGTCAACACTAGGGAATTGAGTGGCATCCATTCCTAATGAATCATCAGCTTCCAACCCATCCCGTAGGACAAAGTTGTAATTTTTTTGACAATGGTTGAGCAAGCGTTTATATCCTAGAGGCTTACGCCTAAGTCTATGACCCTTGTAATCGGCACAAATTTTCTTCCTAAAATTTTTAGGACTAGAAAAGTATAGTACAAATTCATCATCAAACATTGCTTTGGTGACCTTTTGTAGCTCTCGTTCAAAGATTTTAAGGACTTGGCTGAAATTGGATTGAGCAATAATAACATCATTACCAAAATCTATACCTTCCTCACAAGCTTGAGCCGATTTATAAGCTAAAAAGTCGCAGTCAATCAATAACATTAATGTACCTCTGCCCAATTGTCGCCTATGTTAGCGTCGGCAGCAATCGGGATTCGTAATTTATAATATTCACCAGCTTGTGCTGCTGCAAATTTACATGCAAAAGCAACGTACTTAGCTGATGATGGTGGCGCACCAAACACTTGCTCATCATGTACAAAGGCGTACCTTTCATGAGGATAAAGTGTACTGTTTAAAACTTCACTAGTACATATGCACCAACGCTTTGCGATTACCGCTGCCGATGCTTGTAAGAGATAGTTGAGGGACTTGTGCCCTTTGTCAACGCTGATATTACGACCGTCGATGGCACGGATGCTACCGCTTTCAGATACTCTTTTGGTAGCCTCAACAAGATCACTAAGACCAGGAATGGCTTCCATATAAGCTTTCCGTATTTCGGCCCCCTTCTTCTTAGCAGCCTCAGGGGATAAGAGGTTGTCATAGGATAAACCCAATTTCTGATTTCCCGCCCCATAAAGAAAGGCGTACGAAATTGTCTTGACTTGCCTGCGAGTGACTCCGATTTTGTCTGCATTGACTTGGTGTATGTCTCCGTTGAGTAATACGTCTGCATACCTACCCTCATCGTAACGAGCTAGGTAATGTGCAAACATGCGTAGTTCTATCCCTGCAAGGTCACTGTCAACTAGTTTCCAGCCAGGTTTTGTAATAAAAAGTTGCCGACAATCAGCATCGCTACTGACTTGGGCAATATTGGGAGTAGCGTGAGCCATTCGGTGTGTAGCTGCTCCAATAAAACAGGAGTGGTGAAGCCTGCCATCCTTGACTAACTTCAACCATGCATTACTGCCTTGCGACAACATTCCGAGCTTCTTTTGGATAATCAGAATCTCAAGGAATAGTAATGATTCGTTTGTATTGATTTCCTTCAGGACAGTTTCATCAATAACTGCTTTACCTGTAGGAGTTTTTTTATGTGGTGTCCAACCTTGAAAGGTTTTGAACCACCAAGCAATATGTTCTCGACTACTAGGATTAAAATCCTTAAGCCGTTGCATTTCTGCACCTTTAACATAACCTTGGTTTTTGTTATCACGTTTTGGTGTGAATAGATTTCCAGGCACTGCCCAGCATATCTTCTGTGTGGCCTCTCTAAGCTCCTCTAAGCGTGTTAAAAGAGTGTTCTCTAGTGCTTGGGCTTTCTTAACATCCAAGGGCCATCCAACCCGTTTTTGATCTTGCATCATCTCAGCAATGCGATGCTCTAAGATGAGGGGTTCAGGTATTTTTGGAAATGTTCCCATAGTTTTGTGAGTACAACGACATCTTGTTTGCAATATTCTTGCATTTCAGGACTCCAGTTCTTCCAATCAGTTGTCTGACCGAACTCCCCTTTACGACACCTTAGCCGATACCCGTAGGCTTGGAGGCTATGTGAACCATATAACTTAGCTGGCATGTCACGCCACCTACGTTTAAGGTCTATATCTAAGAGGTTTGGATGGTAAAATCTACTAAGAATCAAAGTATCCCAGTGTTTAGCCATAAGCTCCCTAAAGAATGGGTAATGTTTCTGGGCTTGTGCTACGTCATACGCTATCCCATTATGAGATACGATGTTGTCACAAGCCATTAAGCTATTCAACCCAGCAGTAATAGAATTACTAGCCATAGGTAAATCCTTAGCATTATCCGAATACTTTTCATCATTGTACTCCTCAACAAGACCTGTATCCAGATCTTGAGTGACTATACAATGAATGCGGGTGGAATCTAGCCCATCTGTTTCCATGTCAAAGGCTAGGTTGATGGTTTTTTCTTCCATGTATAAGTTTTATCTTTAAACTGTGCCTTAGCAACAGCGTCAGATGATGGTGGTTGCGGTTTCTTTAATAGTTTTTCTCCTGTGCTTCTCCATATACTTTCGTACTTATACCAAGGGTGTTCATACTCACTGCCTTCAAAAATCCGTGGTCGGGTTGAACTCTTGTTCGGGTTTAATTTCATAAAAGTTACAAGTGTCTGAGTCGTAGGTAAGGTTACAGGCTACTCCGAGTTCTCCGCAGTATCTATTTTTAAGTACTCGCACAGTAGTAGAAGCTTTCGATTTATCTGCCTGCTGATCCCGTTCAAGCGCAATAATTCCATCTGACAATTGACCAATGCTGTGCGAGCCTCGAAGCTGCCCAATATTGACTCTTGCTCCTTCTTCGTGGTTATGGTCGCTTTGAGTTCTTCTGACATGTGATACAAGAAATAGTGAAATACCTGTTCTCTCGACTAGAGAACGTAAGCGGGTCATGGTCTGATCCAGCATTCTCCTTTCGTCTCCTTCGAGACCAGACATGAGAATACTGATGTGGTCTAGGAATACAAAACGACACTCCAGTCCACTGGCAAGGTATTCGATCCTGTTAAAGATAATGTCAGGATCAAAAGACCCGAAGCCATCAAACATGTAAAGATTCCAATTAGCAATGGTAGAACGAAAATACTCTTGTAGTTGTTGCTCATTGTGTTCACCGAGATGTAGGTTTTGACCAACAGCCGAGGACATTAATCCAAGTGCTGTTCTTCTATTGTTTGCTTCAAGCTCCACGACCCCAACTGATTCTCCCTTTTGTAATAGGTCAGTTGCAAGTTGGCGACAGAAACTTGTCTTTCCGCTACCAGTGCCAGCAGTAATCGTTGTAAGTTCTCCCAGCCTGATCCCGTGTAGCTTCTCGTTGAGTCCTTTGAATGGGTATTCATGGGTGCATGGTGCTTCGGGTGTTGTTATTAATTCAAGTAACGATTTAGCATCAACAATTCCGTCAGGGCGATACGTCTTTGCGTCCCAGATAGCTTTGCGTATTGCTTCGGGGTCACCTGCCTGAAGGGCCTCAGACGCATCCTTGTATTTCTCAAGTACAGCAATTTTTGCTTTTCCAGCTGGTAAAAGTTCAGCGCACTCGATAGCTGCCTTACGGCCTGCATCATCATTGTCGTAAAAGAATACAACTTCTTCATAACCTTGTGTTAAATCTAGTACTTTTTGTAGATCTTTCTTAGCCCCCGCAGCACCGTTAGGTACTGACATGTGAGGCCATTTTGGCATAGCTGCGTGTCCTGAGACAGCATCCATCTCCCCTTCATAGAGGGTCAGTCTTGACCCCTTATCTGGAAATAGATTCTGTCCGAAGAATTGACCATCCTCGTTTCTACCGTCCCAGTAGAAGTCCTTGTCCTTTGTTTTGACCTTAGCTGCGACTACCTGACCTTTCTTATTAAAGTAATGGAAACGTAAAACGTCCCCATCCTTATGTACTCGGTACTTACGGCAGTCCTCTTCACTTAGTCCACGTTTGTTTAAACGTACTGGGTTGCCTTTTAGCATGACTTTACGATTGGAGCGGGTTTTTTCATACTCAGATCTATTTTCATCGGATGATGGTGGTTCTCCAGATTCATAATGGTCACATACAAAACAATAAGTATGTCCGTCAGAATAGCGTGAGCAGCCGTCTGAAGAACCACAATTTGTACAAGGCTCGTGATATAAGAACTCTGATTGTTCATGGTTTGAGCCAGTTGAGTGGGATTGCATAGTAAGCACACCACGGGAAGCCGTGTTTCTCGGCCCACATGGCATAAGTTGTCTTCGAGTTTTTATTTATTTTATTATAGGGTGCCTGAAATACGAAACGAATATCTAAATCTGGATGTTGCCTCTTGACGGCAAGCATCTTGCGCCTGTCTGAGGGCTTAAAAAAACCCTTAGCTTCTAGGTATATATCCCTAACCTTAAAGTCAGGGATGTAATTAGCTTCTATAAAGTAATTTAATTTAGTACATTCGTACTCATAGTCAACGTCCAACTCGTCAAGTAAATCAGCCACCTGTTCTTCTAGGCGGCTACGCATTAGAAGTCTTCATCCTGTTCTTCTATTGAACAAGGTGAAGCGTCTACTATTGCAGGCGCATCTATCTTAAATCCTGTAGTAGCTCCACCGAATGTTTTCAGTGCATCTTCAGCAGACATATTACCTTGATCGGTAACACCAGCACCGTTATTAAGACTAATAACTTGTACTGCCTTAAGCTTAAGAGATGTACCTATATCTCCAGCTGGCATGATGTAAGGCTTCTGAATGAAAGCTAACTTAACTGTACTACCATTGTATAATGGTGTTTCTTTATCTGTGATTAAGGTACCCTCTGTATCAACAATAGCAGGGAATAACTTATCCTTATCTTTCCATGAGAATCTAACCTGATAGGTGCCAGGATTGTTCTCTAACTCCTCCCAAGGCTCAGGTTTTACAGTAACCCTCTTAGGGTTCTTAGCTTTTGATCGTGCCCAATCAAGAGCAGATTCTCTTTCTTCTTCTAACTTAGACACTATACTCTTAGGGAGTAGGGCTGATAGTTTATAGCCCCAATCCCCAGGTTTTAGTATAGCTTGGAACCCATCAAGTACAACGGGTTCAGGGGTGACGTAAGTGGTCATGCGGTTAACAAAAAAAGTAAGTGGACTTTTCTACTACTTCGGGATCTAATGTCCCTACTATAGGTGGCGGTTCTGATGCATTGATGGCTTCGCCAAATCGTGTAAGCCAACAGTCACTTGTGAATATTTCCTTGTAGGTTTTACGCACAAGCTCATTGAGTGTTCCCATGTCTGTTGCTCTAGTAAGTACTGAGTCATGGATAACGGTAAATGGT